AGATTCAGAAGGGCTAACCGATGGCTGGACGGGGAGTTGCGCCTTCCGAAACGTCCCTCGAAAAGGGCACGCCGCGCCTCAACCCGCACACCTTCCAGGTACTAATAGCCGACGGTCGAATTAGGGGCCCGGAGCTGTCAGAGCTGAAGCCCAATCAGGAGCCGTGGAATCCCGCGACCCGCGACTGGTGGGACGTTTGGCGCGCGAGTGCTCAATCTCAGCTCTTCACCCCCACCGACTGGACCGAGCTTCTTTTCACTGCCCTGCTGGTGGACACCATCTGGAACAAACCGAGCGCTATAGCCATGGCGGAACTCCGGCAGCGCATGACGAGATTCGGTGCCGCTCTCGACGACCGGCAACGTCTCCGTATGAAGGTCGGAGACACACAACCTGCGGACAATAAGAACGGGACCGCGCTCGTAAGCGTGGCCCCGATCGATCGTCGGAAGAAACCGGAGAACTTCTAGCCGGCGTTGTATGACGTGTTGATGACACCCGCCTCCGCCTGCTTGCGCGCGGTGCCGATACGCACGATGTGAACGTCAGCGCCGTGCCAGGCGCTAGCTGGCTGGTCTCCGGCAGTCTCTCCCGCCAGCTGAAATGCCTGCGCCTTGTCTCCAGCGGCAACTACCACCGCGTAGGTCTCGTCGTAGTTGTAGTGGCTGCGTTCGATCAGGTAAAGGTTCATATCTAGAGAATACCACACGCTCGCCGTACGCCGCAAGGGCACACGACGACCTACCCGAAACGGGACCAACCATGCCCTGGAGACCGCGCGGTGATGAATGGGAACCGTTTCCCAGTCTCGGAGGACTTTTCTGTGGATGGCTGGAAGCAAACCTTGTCGTACCTGACGGCAACATGGCCGGTGCTCCTTTTCGCGTCACGGACTCTCAATACCACCACTTCTGGAATCTCTTTCGCCTGAACCCCGATGCCGAATATGACCCGTCCGACTCCGTAGCGAACAACGAAGCCCGTGCGGCCGTATACACGTCCTCCGTCTTCAGCCGGCCGAAAGGTTCCGGACGTTCCCCCCTGCTGGCTGCTGCCTCCTGGGGCGCCGCTCTGGGACCCGTGACCTTCGGTGGATGGGACGAAGAGGGTCAACCGATCGGCCTGCCGCACCCAAACCCATGGGTACAGATCATGGGTTACTCGCAGAAAACCACAAAGAACCTCTGGACGTCCCTGCTGCTCACGTCCGACCCGGACATGGGCGCAACCGCACTCCTCGACCGTCCCGATATCAAGGTCGGTCGCTCTCAAGTCCTCCTGCCGAATGGGCTCATGGAGTTCGTTACGTCCTCGCCCGGTTCGCTGGAAGGCAACCGCGTAACCTTCGGCGTGATCGAGGAGTCCGGCTACATGCTGCCGGCAAACCAGGGCAACGAAACCGCTGCAGTCCTCGAACGTAACCGTCAGAAGACGGGCGGTAAGATTGTCCAGATCTCCAACGCATACGTACCCGGCCAGCAGAGCGTCATGGAAGAAGCTCACGACTTCGTCAAGGCGCACGAAGCCGGCAAGGTAAAAGGCAAACTCACGGTCTTCTGGGACCATCGGGAAATGCCACCCACTACAAATATCCACGACGAGGATTCACTTCGTCAGGGACTAAAGTACGCGTACCAAGATTCCACCTGGGTGCCGCTCGAAGCTATCATCCAGTCATTCTACGACACCCGTGCGAGCATCGAAAACTCGCGTCGTTTCTTCGGCAACCAAATCACCGCTGCCGTAGACGCGTGGATCTCCAGCCCCGAGTGGAAATCGCGCAAGCGAACCGACACGATTGTAGGCCCGGACGAGCCCATTACGTTGGGGTTCGATGGTTCAATCCGGGAAGACTCGACTGCCCTTGTCGGCTGCCGAGTGAGTGACGGTCATCTCTTCATGCTGGGCGTGTGGGAGAAGCCGTTTGGTAAGGACGGAGTGGGCTGGGAAGTTGACCGTGAAGCGGTTGACGATGTTGTACGTCACGCTTTCGAAACCTATAACGTCATTGGAATGTTCGCAGACATGGCGCATTGGTCGGATCGAGTAGATGCTTGGCGTAGAACCTACGGAAAACGTTTAAAGGTATCGTCCGGGTCAACCGTCAACCCCATGTACTTCGCGATGAACCGAAACCTAGTAGTGATTTCCGCCCTGGATCGGTTTCTGCAGGCTGTTCAAGCGGGGGACCTGTCCCACGACGGAAATGTCGTGTTGGAGCAGCATATCCTCAACTGCCGGCGCCGCCCTTCACGATCCGGCATCCAGATCGCAAAAGAATATCCATCCTCTCCAAATAAGATAGACGCAGCCATGTCTGCGGTTCTAGCTTACGAGTGTGCGGCTGCGGCTCGACGAACGGTCAAACCCCGGACACAAGGACGTATTCTGAGGATTCAGTAAAGGAGAGTTATGGGCGCACGCCCCCGAGCTACTAAAACCGTCCTTGGTGTGCGCCACTTTTCGTGTTCGGGTTGTCACGAAATGCTGCCCGAAGACAACTTTACTGTGTGTAACACGTCATCGAGCGGCCGAAAAAGCCGCTGTCGCGTTTGTACAGCGCTGAACGACGCCAAACCCGAGAAGCGGGAGGCCCGTAGGGCGTACAAATACGTGTATCGATATGGCATCACGCTAGACAAACGCTCGTCACTACTTCGCGCGCAATCAGGGAAGTGTGCTATTTGCTCCGTAACGGACACAACGGAGCGACCCTTGTTTGTCGACCATGATCATGTTACGGGTCACGTTCGAGGGCTGATCTGCCACAATTGTAACACCCTTCTTGGACACGCAAAAGACAGCGAAAGCATCCTGATGGCTGCTATCGTATACCTTAGGGAGTCGCCCAATGGCGTCTAACACGGACACCGAAACGGGAACTCCCGGCTACTGGCTTATGGAGCTGAACCGCCGTCTAGACCTGAAGTTTCCCCGGTTGACTCGCCTCCAAGAATACGACACGGGCTGTCCGCCGCTCCCTCGTGGCAGCAAGACCACCTCTGCCTCGTTCCGCAGGTTCCAGGATCAGGCGCACACAAACGTCGTGGGCGTAGCGAACAGTGCGGTAAGCCAAGCTCTAAACCCCGTAGGTTTCCGAACTGGCGCAGACGCAGACGCTCTCGGAGACGAAACGGCTCTCGCTATCTGGGTTGGTAGCCACATGCTGGCGGATTCCAAACTCCTGGGACATTCGGTAACGTCTCTTGGCGAAGGCTACACCCTCACGGAGCCGTACGACAATCCGCAAAAGGTCAGAATCAACGTTCAGTCTCCTTTCGACACCCTCACCGCTCACGCCCCCGGCGACCGGCGCAAGACAGTAGCCGGCATCCACCGATGGCGAGAAGATGATGGGCGCTGGATGGCGTCCCTTCACGTAGTGGGTCGCGTAGTAAATTTCGCGGGTCCTGGCACAGCCGCTATCGGGCCTCCGGGTGGATGGGAAGTCATCTCGGACGAACCCACCGGATTGACGCGCATACCGATCGTACGCTACCTGAACCGTCCTCATCTAAAGCCCGTGCTTACACTCGAAGGCAAATTCTGGACCGACACGTTCGCCGAAGCCGAAGACAACTTCTCGATTCAGCGCCGCATCAACTCGGGCGTAATCAACCGCATGACGGTCAGTGCCGCACAGGCATTCCGTCAACGTTGGGTCGCATTGGGCGAGACGAACTACTCCGACGAAGAGCTTAAGACTCTGCTGAACGACCCCGGCGCTGTATGGGCCTTGAACGGGGATCCGAAGTTTGGTGAGTTCAGCACCTCGGACATCACGCAGCTAATCCGCGAGATTCAGTCTGACCTAGACGCCTTCGCCGCTCTCACCGGAACGCCATACCAGATGCTCCCCGGTGGCGCTACGAACGTCGGTGCCGAAGCGATCCAGGCCAGCCGCATAGCTCTTCAATTGAAGAGCGTTGACCGCCGTGTACAGGTCGCAGAGGGCAACGCAAGCACTCTCTCCATTGCCTTCGAAATCCTGGGCGACACAGCCCGTGCCGAAGAGGGTTCGATCGAGACGATCTGGCCTTCTCTGGAAGACATCCCGATCTCAGCCCGTGCGGATGCGGCTAACAAACTGGCGAACATCCTTCCGTCCACGACCATCATGCGCGATGTGCTCGGCATGACTCCAAGCGCTATCGCACGTGCCAAGGCAGACGCTGCGGAGGACGAACTCACAAGGAGCCTTGCCGATGCCGCGAACCCCGTCCAACCAACAGGCAGCGGAGGATCTCCTAGCGGACCTGCTGGACAACCTGGCAGCCCAGCAGCAGAGGGTGCTGCTGGCGGTACAGAGCCAACTGGCAGCGTTGTCGCGCCTTAACGATAAGGACGCAGCTGCAAAACAGGCAGCCGCCATTATCGAGGCAGGAAAACGCACGATGGGTCAAATTGCCGAAGCTCACGCGAATCGAATCGTAGAAGCTCTAGGCATGAAGCCCAACCCGTCACCGGGCGAGACGGCTGCTCGCGTAACATCCATGTCCGATCGCATCGCGTTGACGCGCAAGGCAAAGGACATCCTTACGGATCCGTTTGACAACTCGTCCGATAGCTTGGGTTTCCTTGCTGAGGACGAGCTAGACAACGTCACCCGCGCCGTAGCCGCTCGCGTCTACACTGCCCGCAAGGGAATCACGGGATACCGCCGTGTCGTCCATCCCGAACTTTCCCGCGCGGGAACCACCTGCGGTCTTTGCATCGCAGCAAGTCAACGTTTCTATCACAAGGCCGATCTCGCGAAGATTCACGACAACTGTCACTGTGCCGTTGTCCCGATCGTCCAGAGTATCGACCCTGGTCAGATCCTGAATTCCCGAGAGCTGGCCGCGCTCTATAAAGCTGCTGGCGGCACCGACCGCGAGTCGCTAAAAAACGTCCGGTTCACGCCGGAAGGTGGGGATCTCGGCAAGGAAATTCCTCGTACGAACCCCAAAACCGAGGTACCCGCCAATCAGGCCGCATCCGCGTAACGCGAATCAGCCACTGTATCCGAAAAGGATGAACACATGCCAGACGAAATCGCCGACCCGACCGCACCCCCGACCGAAACGGCGGAGGAGAAGGCCGAACGTTGGAAGTTTCACAGCCGCAAGAATGAGAACGAGAAAAAGGCCGCCATCACGGAGCTAAACACGATCCGAGAGCAGCTCACCGCTGCTACCGCCCGTGCGGACTCCCTGGCCGCAGCCAACGCCGAAGCTGTAGAGAAGGCTAAGGCGGATACTCTTGTCTCAACCCGAACCGAGCTTGTAAAGGTTCACGCATCGTACGCCGCGAAGGCCCGTGGTGTGGACCCGGAAGCTCTGCTCGAAGGCCGTGACCTGACTGGTTTCGTCGCAGAAGACGGATCGGTAAAAGCCGACGCTATCGACGCTTGGATCGCCAAAATTTCCCCAAACGGCGGTACTCCCCCGAAGCCGGTTGACTTCGGCGGCGGCCCTCGCGGAGGTGAGGGCGTTCCCGCGAGCGGTAACGCGTATGCCGACGATCCACTTTATCAAGCACTCAAATCTATCTCATCCGAATAAGGAGCCTCAGTGGCCATTCCGACCATTACTCAAAGCACTGCAAACCAGCTGGTCGGGTATATTCGCCCCGACCAGTCAGGCCCACTCTTCTCGCGGGCGGCCGAACAGTCGCTAGCCATGCGCGTAGGTCGTCAGGTCCCGATCGGGGACAGCGGCGAAGACATTCCGATTACTGTTGGCGTCCCAGCTGCAGACTGGGTTAACGAAGGCGAACTGAAGCCCATCGTTAACCAGCAGAGCACTGTGGTTACGGTGACTCCGAAGAAAATCGCAGTCATCACCACCATGTCTGACGAGCTTCTGAAGCAGGATCGTTTGGGCATCATGCTGGACGAGTTCTACAACCGTGTCGGCACCGCAATCGCGCGCAAGATTGACGCTGCGGCCTTCTACGGTAAGGGCTCGCCGTTCGCGACGTTCGTTGACCAGTCTGCTCAGCCTGCCGTGGTGGTTCCCGCTACGGATGCGGATCCGGGTGACACCTACCACGCCTACCTGGACGCGCTCTCCGAGCTTGCTGATGACGATGTAGACCCGGATTACTGGGCGCTGTCGCCCAAGGGCCGCATCATGATTCAGCGCGCGGTGGACTCTACCGGTCGTCCGTTGTTCGATGGCAGCACGGCGTCTCTCTTGGGCATCCCGGTGGAAATCGGAAAGGGCGCACAGGGCACCGCCCTGCCGACCCCCGACCGGTCCGCTGCCGTAGGCTTCGTTGGCGACTTCTCTAACCTCGTGTGGGGCGTCTCTCAGGGCCTGTCCTTCGATATCTCGAAGGAAGCTACCCTGCCCATCGGTCCGTCGGGCGCCATGGTTTCGCTCTGGCAGTCCAACCTCGTCGCGATTCGCGCGGAGCTGTATATGGCTCTGTACGTGAATCAGCGCACCGGCAAGGAGGCGCTTGTTGCTGATACTCCGTTCGGAAACTTCGTCCGGATCGAGCAGGGCGTCTAAGCAGCCGCACTAGCTAGCTAGCTCGAACTGCGCGGGTGTTGCGTAACTGGAGTCCACACTCCGGTGCCGCGCGGCACCGCGTAGGTTCGCGTGCGGTTCCCGATCAAAGCAAGCCAGATAATCGGGCAGATCAACCCCGCCACCAGCACAAACGCCAGCATTCCGCCACTCATTCCGGGCGCTGTCCACGTTTCTAGGGCAGTCTCTTCTCGCCACCACGCAACGCCGTTGAAATACAAAGACTCGCCGGTCCGTTGGGTGTGCGGCCCAATGATCGTTTTGCCGTAGTTCAGTTCAGGTGTCATGGTGGATAATAGTACGCCTATCCGCACTATCTGTCAACAGGAGCCTCCGTGCCTATTTACATGACCCGTCCTCCGAACCGCAAGACGGTCGCAGACAGCGACGAACACGCAGCTGAACTTGAGCAACTAGGCTTCGTACGCGATGACCAGACGGTCGCAGACAACGACGAACACGCGACGGAACCGAAGAAACGAGCCGTTCGTAAACCGCGAGCGGCACAGCAGTAGGCCCGGAAGCTACTTTCGCGCCGACGGAGGGAGCCTCTACTTATGGCCGAACTCGGTAGCACAGTAGTGGTTACCTTCCACTTCCCGGTTGGTGCCACTGTAAATGTTCAGGTAACCGACCCGAACAACGTCACAGCCGACCCGATCCCTGTGCCAGAAGGCGACGCGGGGGAATACCCGTTCACGATCACGTTGGACATCGAAGGAACTTGGAGGATCGTTGGCTCTGATAGCTCCACGGTCGACACAAACTTCTTTCGTGCCGATGTTCCGGAAACCCCACTGGCTACGCTCGAAGACTTCGAAACGCAAACCGAAACGGAACTCACCCCCGCAGAGGCCGCTCACGTAGAGTATCTTCTCCTGGCAATCTCCTCCGATGTCCGAGATTTCACCGGGAAGCCTTATCCGGACTCCGAAGTTCCAACCTGGCTCCGTGCCGCTGTCGTAGATGCAGCTGTAGAGCTGGGCGCTCTCGGTGGAGCTGTAGATCCTCGCATCGCTGCCTACTCCGTTGGCGAAACCGCAACCACGTACCGCGCGAACGGCAATTACGGCTTTCTAACCTCAACCCTCCGATCCCGACTGCCGCACAAGGTTCGCTGGATCCAAGGCACTGAGGATTACGAAGACAGCCCAGGCCAACTCTGGTACCCAATCTGGAGTGGCGAAGGGTGGCCCGGCCCATGGTAATGCCGCACTGGCTTCGTGGCCTGCTCACCGAAACCGCTCAGGTCTTCCCCGCCATCACGTCCACGGATTCGCTCGGCAACGAAGTCACAACGCTTGGCTCCCCGATTACGGAGCCCTGTATCGTGCAGCCGATCAGCTCTTTCGATCGCGTGGACGAACCCCTCACACTGACGACTCACCGCATGATCGCGCTGCCGACTACGATCGCGAACACAAACGGTCGTGTGGTCTGGAACGGCCTAACGTTCGATATCTCTTCGGACCCGATGTTTCATCGGCATCCACTCTTCAAAATCCACCATGCGACCGTGTACTTGCAGATTTCTGGGGGTGGTGAATAATGGCTGAGGTCTACACGGACCGTCGAACCCTCCACGACATAGCCGCTCTTGTTAACGGTGACGTACACAAGGTCGCGGAGAAAATCGCGTCGCTCGCTATGGCTCGCGCATCCGCGCACGTGCGAACCGGTCAGTTCGAAGGTTCGTTCGAAGTTGTATCAGAGAATTCGCTAGACTGGGCGGTTATCAACTCCGACCCCAATGCGGCCTCTATCGAGTTCGGTCATCACACCAAGAGCGGCACGTTTGTGGAAGGCATACACGCGCTTTCCGGAGCGGTTCGGGATGCGGCGGCCGGATGAAGATAAG